GATTTGCAGTCGATTGCAAACGAGTACGGTATCGAGGTGTCTGCAGCTGCGACCAAGCAGGAACTCATCAAGGCGCTTGACGACTTTTTCGCCGACGCGCTGTCCGATGATCCGGAGGGCGAATAATGGGCTTTAAGGACATGGTCAAGTCCGATATCGCAAATGTGCTGATGAACACCGAGGAGTTTGCGGAAAGTCACACAGTGAAATACGATGGAGAGGTATATGAAGATATACCGATCATTCTCCAGCGGGTCAAGCAGTCTGACAGACCTATAATTCAGAGCGACCATGCTGAGGGCATATACCTTGTGACCGCCGTTGCCTATATCAACGAGAAGGATCTTGATGGTGTGATCCCCGAACAGGGACACCGCTTTGAGATAGACGACGGCGAGGCGCTGGGTAAGACGTTTTTCCGCAAGTATTCGGTAGTTACGTCCAAATGTGATATGGGGTTTATCACGCTGGAACTGAGGTATTACGATGAGTGACAGCTATTCAGGCGGCAATTATTCCGGAATCGTCAACATTTCGCTTGCTGATGATTCCGGCAGCTCCAAGGCGCTCGACCGGGCAACCAAGCTCTTAGCCGGGATACCGGGCGGCATTGAGAAAGCGGCCAGTTCTTCCCTGACCCGCGCCGCAACGAGCGGCACGGCGGCTGTAGCGCGTGAAGTCAATAAGGACTATTCGCTGAATACGTCCGACTTCAAGAAGTATACCAAGTCTTCGCAGCATATTCAGAAGTCCGGCGATGAAATAAGCGTCGGACTTAGTTTTCGCGGATTTCATGTTCCGCTTATCCGGTTCAACGCAAAAATCACCAGTTCCGGGCTGTACAGAGTGCAGGTCAAGCGGAACACCGCCGGCGAAACGCTGAAACACGTTTTCCGTGCAACGATGGACAGCGGACACATCGGGCTTTTTGAACGATACGGGTCAAGCAGACTGCCGATAAAGCAGATGCTCGGTCCGTCCGTTCCCCAGATGATTGGGGCAAATCCGACGCTTGCAAATACGGTTGGCGATAATGTGCGCAAGGTATTTGAGGAGCGCATGGAACACGAAACAACAGCGCTGCTTAACGGCTGGAGGTAAACATTAAACATGACGAGGGTAAAACTCATTCAGGAACTGAAAACGTTCTGCGAGGACGCGATAAAGAACATTTCTCTTCCGGAGACAGTCCAGAAAGGCGACACAAAGGAGAAAAGCCGTGTTCCGGCGGTGTATCTCATGCGCCTGCCTGACAGCAATTCGGCAAAGAAACTCGCGCCGTATATCATCGTTCAGTTCATCGACAGCAAGCACCATCGGAGCGAGAACGGCTATCCTAATCCCGAATACACGGCGGCGGTGCGCTTTAT